CTGCTCTCTCAGAAGCATTCAAACTACCAAAACAAGCAAATGAATCCTTTCTGATGATCTCTGGCAATTCCATCACAAACCTCTCTTCTTCATCTCAGCTTCAATGTCAACGAGTTTCTGTTTACTCTTCAACATCTTACCCTTGAATGCCTTACGTTCAGCATACATCTTCTCCATCAATTCAGGTAAGAAACCTTTCACATCCTTACGATACATTGCACCATTGGCACAAACTGCATTGTCTTTATACATTTCAAAGTTCACCGTCTCATCAAGAATTCGATTAACTGTGGCTGTTGGATGTTTCTCGTCCAAGAGAGTTTCGGGGCTGATGTTGTACTGCATGATAAGATGAGGGTAGAGAGAGTTAAGGTCAAAACTGACAACCCAATCATAGACTCCCGGAACCGGTTCTTTAACATATGCACCTGCGAACTTTGAATCTTTGTCTGTTCTATCCATCTGAGGGACAACAATGTTCCTCTTCTTTAGATAGTTATAGATGATTGTATCCCATAACCTAACTTGGAACATAGGATCGGCAAAGTTTACCTTAGCATCAAATGCCATAGTAATCACCAGTTCAATCAGACGAAGTTTATCCTCCATCCTATCAACTAGCTCCACGTCAACGATGTTGTAGTCTACAAACTTCTTCCAGTCACCATTATAGAAATCCTTAAAGGTGTTGAACTCTGAGTGGTCCAACTTCTTCTGTCCTAGTTCTGTCTCTGCAATAAAGTCTAATCGATATGATTCTCTGTTCACATAGGTGAACTTCTTATAGAGATCCATAAAGTCAAGTGTGGTTACACCTGCAATATTGTATACATTGTGAGGTCTACCGTTGATGTATACCTCATCATGTTGAATGATATTCCAAGGAGACAATCTCTTCATCTCTTTGGTTCCCATTATTCTATCAACACGGCCACAAAGATATGGAATATCATACAACCTACAGTTCCATCCAGTAATAACCTCTGGTGGATCTTCATTCCACCAATTGATGAATGCTCTCAACATATCCACTTCCTCTTCATGGTGGAAGTATGTGACATTCTTTTGTGATGGAGTGTAAGGTTTACGTCCCCAAGTAAGAATCTGCTTGGTATTGTAATCCTGAATAGAGATGGTTAGCATCTCCTCCGAACAAGAGTCTGGTGAGGGGAATCCATCTTCTGACTTCACCTCAATATCAATAGTAACAAGTTTAATCTTAGACATGTCCCACTTGATTTCATCTTGTGGAAACTTCTCAGACATATATTGATAGATGTATCGATCATTTCCATAGATCTTGAAACCATCTACACCATCATACTTCTTGTAGAACTCACGGCAATCACGAACATACCCAGGTTGAATGGGCTCTACGTTCTCACCTTCCAATGTCTTCCATTCACTCTCCCTGTTTGATTTGACAAACAAGGTGGGCTGGAACTTCTCCCTGTATTGAACTCTTTTGCCATTTTCATAACCACGAACGAGGAAATCATTTCCAACCATAATCACATTGGCGTAAAAGTTCATTCCTTCACCAGGTCGCTGTACTTATCTACTAGTGTACCATTAGGTTCCACGATAGTCAAGATCTTATCAGAATGAATCATGAATGAGTTCTGATTGGTAAGAGAAACTAACCATGGAGCTAGGGTTCCATCATCTTTCACCACAAAAGGTTCAACCAATCTACAATCTGGTTCACCGATATCACCACCAGCTTCTTCAATCTGAGTCAGTAGAATCTGATTCGTCGGTAGAACTAGTAGTTTTAGATTGTCTTTGTTCATAGTCTTTAATACTTGTTGTGTACATATCTAGAAGATCATCAATGGGTTCCATAATACTGACAACCCAATCAGATACCACAGGAATCTTTTGATCCTTAGAAAGTGGTGCCCATGGTGTGATTCGAAGCTTGAAGGGCGAATCCTTTCTGTTCTTCACAGGTTCATTACCTAGAAGTTTTACAGAACAAGGATAGTTGAAGAAATATCCAACCACTCTTGCTGGTTCACCTACAATCATCTCCTCAACATCAGCGATGACATCTTCACCAGATTTGAGTAATACTACTTTTACAGTCATTTTAGTTCTTCGAGTCTCAGTTTATTCAGTGCGATAGTTGCATGAAGTTGTTTAACTGCTGCCACAACTTCAGGAGTTTCTTCCCACTCCCAAGTTTCTTCACGACCTTTACTATCGATTTTTTTGTATGTACGAGTTGCCATATTCAGACAGTATCTCCTATTATTATAGTGCAAAAAAAGGGGGAGGGCAACCTGATTACTGACCAGGTGCCTCCCGCGGCGACGATATAGATTATTTAGTATCGCCACCTCCCATAAGATAACGACGGCGACGGTTCTCAGGAACCACTCGTGCCAGTGTTACTACCAGAAGACCATTCTCAAAGTTTACATCAGAGACTTCAGTATCTTCTGAGATAGACCAGGAACGAGTGAAGGAACGTGTTGCCAGACCACGGTGGATGTACTCCCGTCCGTCTGAGCTCTCCTTCTGTCCCTCAATAACCAGATAACCCTTCTCAGTGTAGACCTTTACCTCATCTTGACTGAAACCTGCCAGGGCCAGTTCTAAACGGGACTCATCCTCAGAAACTTGAACGAGGTTGTATGGGGGATAGCTTTGTGCTTCGTAGCTGAATACACGATCAAAATAATCATCCATACCGATCGTGTTTCGTTGCAAACGTTCCATCAGTTGATTGATGTTTGCAGAGTTGTAGCGTGCTAGTGTAGTCATGTGTTACTCCTTTAGTAAGCGAGTTTGAAATGTGTGGCCTCTTTCGACGACCACATACTAATTATAACAGATATCATAAAAAACGGGGTGTTGAACCCCGTATATTTTTATTCGGTTTATTCAACAGGGATCAAAGATGTCTCAACGTCAATAATTTGAGGCATCATATACCTAATGTCAAGAAGTTTAAAACTATCACCTTTTTTCATGCGGAGTTGAAATGCTGTTTCAAACAATTCATTAATTATACGGGCCTGATTTAAACCCTCTTCACGAATCACAGTCATCTGTTCTGCGGGAATGTCTTTGGTGTATCCAACACCAAGTCGATCACTCTTCTTAGGATTTGAAATTGATTTCAAAACATCAAAAGCAGCTCTCTTATAATACGTGTCATTTCCACTAATATTAAAGGCAAGAATATCTGTAGTGTCAGCAATGTGATCTAATTCTTGACGAACCTTTGTAATAACACTCTTACTGTCAACTGATTCAACTGAGGATTTAGCACTCTGGACTTGCAACGCCTTTCGGACAATATTAGAGACAACCTCTTGCGAGAAACAGTGTTGAATGTTATTCATCCAGTCAATACATTGTCCCTGAGTGGGTTGTTGTTCCTGATTAACAATCCAACGTGAAAGTGCTTTAGTAAAATCTCCACGGGTAGCAGATTTACTAGGTGGGTGGTTATTGGCACCGAGTCCAATCTCTGTAGACACATCAGTCCAAGTAAAACCTTTTTTGGGTTTTACAACGTTGACTACCCAAAACTCCAAACCCAGTCCTTGGATTGCTTCCAAACGACTAAAACCATCCTGCGCTTTGTAATTTGCTCCCACATATGGAGGTTGAACATCAACAAGAACTCCCCTAATCTTGATACTATTTTGCAAGTCTTGAACGTTCTGTTTGTCCGTTCCAAGCTCACGCGCAATGTTTACTACTTGCCCCTCACCATTAACTCGTTCAATTTGATCGAGTCTCATCTTTTGGCGACCAGTACATATAAAGGACCGTCCAGAAGGAAGAGGAAGTTTCTTGAACCAACTAACATCAGGACAAGCCGATGATGTTGGTAGTTTACGAAAAATCATAATTAGATAACAATATGCATTTGGGTCAGTACTTACTTTCG